TCATTGTCTGGCACCTGCCAAACATAAACGACAGGAGTGTACTGTTTATCAAGCATATATTGGCTTGGCCTTCCTGTCGATGCTTTATTTGGTAGCTGGTTGTAATCTTCTATGCTGATTCTATTAACAACTGTGTCGCTTGTCGTCCCGCCAACTGTTTCTCGCACGACAACATCAATCAAATCTATGGTTCCAACAGGCAAAGTATATGTTGTTGTCCCTGATGTTAGGCTCAAAGTGTTGTTCTGGACAGCCCAGTAGTTGATTCCTCTGTTAGCCCACTCGCTAAAAAGCAAATTTAAGCTTCTCCTTGCAGCGAGAGACTGATAACCTGTTCGAGTTTGCTCATCTATGCCAACTCTTTCGAATGCCTCTGTGACGATTTCTTCAACATCTGGTCGGAAAACGACTGTTCCTGAAGTAGCCATTATGTCGCTCCATCATTTTTTATGTAAACAAACTCCATAGACGCAGACACATTAAAATCAACCGACCCTGAAGAAGAAAATGCTCTCATCTCTAAGTCTGTTTTTTCTGTAAATCTTAATGGAAAAGTGTAGAACTGCTCGTGCGTGGCATCTGTCAGGGTAAATCTTTCCTTTATCTGAAAGACTTCTCCATATGGCCTAGCAACAAGACTAGCATTCAGAACAGCAGGTGTCTGAGTTGATGTACCTGTAGATAAAGCCATCTTTGTAAGAAAGGCTGTATATCCTGCGGGAACTGTCCAAATAGCCATCAATGTTTGGTTATCACCCTCCCCATTTATGGTTAGGTAAATATTAGCAGGAACTCCAGAAGTTACTGTTCCTGTACCAGCGTAGATTACACCAGCATTTGCGCCACCACTGCCTGCACTGCGAACAATGCCGCGATTTATACGCAGATAAGATTTTGTGGTGTTAACTGCTGTTTGCCCATTCAATGTGACAACTTCGTTTATTTCATTGTAATCGGCATCTAGGCCAAAAATTTCTACTGTTCTTGCACCAGTTCCTGCAGCAGTGTCGTCAGTTGAACTGCTTGATATGGTCATTACCGTGGTTGATGCGGGATAAACATATAAACCGCCCTGCTCCCAGATGGTTTCCTTAGTGTCTCCAACATCAGCGTTGTAACCAAATTTAAACACAGTTTCATGGAAAGCTATTTGCCCACGAGCAACTTGGAGTTCGAATGGCTCTGATGTGCCAACTCTTGTGATTGATGATACTTGAGCCATTCGTCTCTCCTTAGTACTCTTTAGCCACCCTTAGGACCACTTGATAAGCATCTCCGGCAGCAGCAGAACCTGTTGTGGTGAATTTTATATCACCTGTCGGGCTTGCTCCGTAAGAGGAGCTTGATGGGAGGCCACCGAACTTTTCAAAGTTGTGATATCCCTGCTGGCTCTCTGCTAAGTGCATGATGATTACGTCAGTGGTGGCGTCAGCCAACACCTCAACCGTCAAGCCCTCAATGATCCACCAGCATTCAAGTATCCTAACGCCTGTGCATGTATCGCCATTTGAGCTTGTCTCTAAAGACGATACATCGATCTTAGTGACCGCACTTTCATTACCAGTATCAACATACTGATATTGAAAAGAGAACACAGCCTCTCGAGGGTTATCGGCTATCGTAGTTGTAGTTACGATATCAGCCATGACCTACTCCTTATGCGTCAGCAAATGGAGTTGCAATAGTTCCAGAAGCAAGTAGCGCACCCGTGACTAAGTACTCTGCTGTCGCTAGTGCTGTGACTTCTAAATAAGAACCAGCGATGCCACCTGTTGTAGTGCCATTCATTGAGATCACGTCGTTAGTCGCTCCTGGAGCGAAGCCACGAGCCTGTGAAGTTGCCGCTGCAGCCAGAACCAGATTTCCTACAAATTTATCTGTGCCATCAGTTTTGATGTCAAGATCAGAAGCAGTCGTTCCGATAAAAAATTTGTAAACAGCACCGATTGTGTCTGTCGTGATTGATGGCAGTGTAACTGCACCATCGGCATCATTTACTTCAATGATACGACCAACATGATCGTTATATGTGAGGGTTGTTTCTGCTGTGATTTCAACAACTGAGTTTGAACCTTTCGCTGTGAAACCACGCTCAGACCGGACTGGTCCTGAGAAAGTTGTAAAAGCCATGTCATCATCTCCTGTCGTGGCTAGTGTCTGCCGAAGCAGTCAGGGATAAAAAGGGGAGCACGAAGCTCCCCCTATCATTATGCTCCTTCAGAACCGAAGATACCGCGCCAGTCGGTGAAGCCGAACGAATAACGCTCGCGCACCTTGTAGCGGACATTCCCAGTTTCAAAGTCGCCTTCCATGCCTTTCTTCAATGGAGAACGCTGGAAGTGCTTCAGACCGTCAGGGACGTCAGTCATGACGAACCATGCATCTGAATCAGTCAGACGACGCATAACGTGATAGCCTTGTGGCAGGTAGCCACCAGAACGAATCGCGTTGATGTCGTTATCTGCTGTTGCAGTACGCAACTGAGACTCAAGCAGACGCTCAGCAACGAAAGTGTACGCAGTTGGAATAACCAACATTGTACCTTGTGCTGCAATACGGAGACCACGGTCGTCCTTCATGTCAGCGATGTTGATGAGGATTTGCTCCAGAGAAGTCTCTGAAAGGTCAGCAGCAGTCGTCAGTGTGTTAGCCTGATCACCAGAACGAGTCGGGTGCGCAGTATTACACAGCGTGACGCCATCACCACCAGTTACACCTGAACCTGTGAACGCATTGTTCAATACGTTAGCAGCCTTGATCTCTTTGGTCGAAGCCATTGAGCGGGCAAGTGCTTTGGTGTAACGAGAGGCGATTGAGCCATAAAGACCATCTTCTTCAGCTTCTTCTGTAATGCTGAAAGCAAGTGCAATTGTCTCATGCTGATAGCGAGCAGTCCATTGCTGGCTTGCTGCGTCATAAGAAACTGCTGAACCTTCAGATTTTACAGGAGCATTGCCGAAGCCTTCCAAAAGGACATCTTCTTCAAATGCCTTCTGTGAAGTGCTAGTCTCAAAGACTGCCTGCCACTCTGGTGGATATTGATCATACTCGAGGCCAAAGAGGGTGTTTAGTCCTGGCTCGAGCATTTTTGCAAATTGTGCTCTATTCATTGCCATTGTTCATTCTCCTCTTAAATACCAGCTGAATCTTTCAGAAGGTGCTCATTCAAAAGCACTTCCATGACTGCATTGGCGCCAAACGCATTTTCTGGTGCATCATAAAGAGCCAGAATCTTTGTTTGAGCAGTTCCTGCTGCCATAGTTCCTGAAATTTCAAAGCCAGATTGGCCTGTCAAAGTTGATCCAGTGCCAGCCACGATATCGGCACAGTTGCCGATGTTGGTCTGAGCAGGTGAACCTGCAGATTGGACTTTGAACACAGTGTAGGGATCGTCGTAGACGTATGCTACGATATCCGTTGCTGTAGTTCCACTTGGCCAATACTCACTGTAAACATATGAGCCATCAGAAGCAGTATATGAAACTCCTGCAAATACACCGATTACATTTACTTCTGTAGCACCTGCAGGTTGCAGTGTACCATCTGCAGCCAAAATGACTGCGTCACCGCTGAAAATGTTTTCAGCTAAGCCAGAAGTGATAGTGTACTTGTTAGCACGAGGTGCATAACCACTCATGTGGCGAACTGGGACGAACCCAAATGCGGCATCTACGTTTGCCATTTTTCGACACTCCTATTTATCAATCGTCCATAACCGAGACATCTCGGCCACGACTTACGGATGACTGCCTATTCTGTTGAATAGGTAGCCCAGCGTTCCTGCCTAACGCATCAAGCTCACCTTGGATTGATTGGTTTTGACTGTCGTTTCTGCCACGATAGTAATCTTTCATAGAATGATACTTTTCTTCTGGCATTTCACACAACAGCATACCCTCAACGCCAATGCAGCCTGCCCACTGTCCATGATTGATAGTTGGGAATCTCTTATCTTTCACAGTATCAGCAGGGCGTGGTTCCCAGCCCGCACGCATACGTTTGTATACGTTGTCTGGATTATCCCTACCCTGAATCGAGGTAGCAATCCACCGTTGAACCATTCCTGGGCGAGGATCAGGTGCGTCCAACAGTGATGGTGGTTTCCATGCAGTTTCTGGCCTTGCCTCTTCCGCACGGATCTCTGGTCGGGATTCGTTTGCCCTTACGTTTCTAGCTTGTGCCATGATCAGTTCCTCTGTTGACTACGGATCTCGCGCTCATATTGCTTGAGACCTTTTTCATCTGTTATGCCAAGTTCCCTTGCCATTCTGAGTTGATCTTGCGTAAGACGAACCCTGTTACCTTTGTAAGCTCGCTGAGACCCGCCAGCAGTTGGGGCGACTGGTGCTCTGCTTCTAGTCTTAGGTGCAGGCTTACTCTGATCTGATTTTAGCTCGGGAAAAACATTTTGTAAACGATTATCCAATATTTCATAGTACTCGTCGGAGTTTTTATCATATCCTTCGAGGTCTAATTGGACGTCAATCGCACGCGCTGCAGCAGTTTCACGCTCAAAGCCAGCAGAGTTGAACCATCTGTTCTTTTCCCACCAACTCATTGCTTTTTTTGGTGCAGGTGCTGCTGCAGCCTGTTGTGCACGACCAACTGTGGGTGATGCAGACTGCTGTGTTTGGACTTGGCGTTGTAGTTCAGCAACACGCATTGCAGCACGCATATCTGCTAACTGCTCAGTGAAATTCAACTGCGCTTGTGTGTCGCCATTTTCAACAGCTTGTGCCAAGGCTTGCTTAGTTTGCTCATAACGCTGATTAAACTCATTTTCAGCACGATGAGTGTTGCCTTGCTCCAATCGTTCAAGACGAGACTGCAGTTGAGCCATCTGCTCTTGATAGCCACGAGCTTGCAGCTCTGCTTCTCGTCTTTGGTCCACGAGCTTTTTAATTCGTTTTTGGACTTTGTTGCTGTACTCTTCTTCTCCAAACTCTTGTTCTTCAGGAGAATGCTCTGGCTCCTCTGGTTGCTCTGCAACTTCTTCTTGAGCCTCTTCCTCGACCTCAATCTCGAATTCTTCATCTTGTTTGAAACCGTCTATTTGTTTTTGAATTTCTTCAAGTGCTTTTTCCATGGTGGCGTCTCCAAGTTATCGCCTAGACATAAGTCGTTATGTTGGCACCCTCAGGCAAGATCGATGTGATCTCGTCGTCATTGAGTAACAACAATTTGACTCCATTTATTACGAGCTTCTGGCCAGCATATTTACCATATGTGACTATGTCGCCCACATCCGGCCATTGACCTTCCCAAGATTGACCAGTATCCCTGTCTTTGTAGGCAGTTGGTCCGAGAGAAAGTATTGTTCCGTGTGCTGTTAGGTATTCTTCGTTTTCCTGACTTTGGGTAGACAAAATGATGCCTCCCGCAGTCTTTTTCTTGGCTTGATTAGGCTGAACCAAGACTTTCCAGCCGAGAGGCTTGGGAAATTGATGACTTCCTAGCGTCTGTTCCGAATCTTCGTCGGTTATCAGTTGTTCATGCGGATGAGACATGCTATACATCCTCTTCATCTATTTGTTTCATTGTTTCGTCGATAATCGCTTTGGCTATTTCTAGACCTTCTGCTATACCAACACTTCTTTGATAAGTCTCAAAGTCGGACATGCGACCATCGACCATCAGGCTAGCTAACTCAGACTTTTTCTCCGTCAGATTGCTCTTGATCATTCTCAGTAGATCGTTCACTGTCATTGTTAATCTCCGCTTTACCGGACATTGACACGCCAGAAACAAAGACCTCGACGACTTGTTCCTCTTGTTCCTTCTTCTGGTCGCTCATATCAATATCCTTTCTTTTTTCCAGACTTTTTCTTTGCCATTGACTTCTTTGCCATTGGCTTTTTCTTAGTCATCATTTTCTTCTTTGGCTTCTTACCATAATCATTCATGGCTTTGCCTCCTTTTTTACTCACTAGTTGTGAAAATGCCGCTCTGTTCAACATCACGGACTTATTGGAAAATCTTGTTGTGTCGCAGGCAACGCAGCAAGACCTCCAAATCCTAAAAATTTTAAATAATCGGAAACAGTTCCACGAATCTCTGATGGAGCTCCCTCTTCACCATCATAAGGACGCTCACTTTTAATAAGAGCATCTGGTGTTTCTTTTGGGGTTGCTACTGATGGGTGGTAGACTTTGACCAAAGACTTGTCTTTACCAGCACCTATCAATGCTCTGTTGCGATGGCGACCTTCGTGACCTGACATCTGCCAATATTCAAGAATCTTGTTGAGATAATTTGGGTCATTTGGCGATATTACCTCGCCTCCAGCATCAAATGGCCTAGTGACTGTCTGCATCCAGTAAGCTGGTATGTTTTTAACAGGTTGACCCTCAGAGAATGCTTCTGTCAGATACTTGACCTTTTCTCTTGATGTTTTTATCTCTGGATTCTCTGGCATCGGCATGCCATGACCATAATCCATGAACTCATCTGGTATTGGTTGTGCCAGCTTCTCAAAGTTCTTGGGATCCATCATGGCAAGAGACGATTTATTGCTTATTTCTGTTTGCTCTATTGCTTTGAACAAAGCGTCTGTTTCGTACTGATCAAAAGCCTCTGGGAAATCACGATCAATGTTCTTGATCCTGTGGCCAATCCAAGAATCGTAGTCAGCCATTCTTTTTTCTATTTCTTCTGGCGACGCATCAACATTTATGTTGTCAAAATATTTTTTGGCGACTCGCTCTAAAAATGCGACTGCTTTGGGGCTGTACTTTTCAAAGAGCTTCGCTATCGCTGACATTTTCCAATGCTCCGCTGTTTTTCAGTACGCCATAACCGACAGGCAATGCTCCCAATGTGCTCAAGAACTCAAAAATCCCACGAGTGTTTCCTGCTCTTGGTGTGTCAACTACTTTACCTGATTCTAATGTTGTTTTGTCAGTTGTTGGCCTTCCTTGACCATATATCGGCATTCCTTTCTGCATCTCAGCCGAAATGCTATCGCCAAAAGAGCCATACTGATCGTAAAGGTCAACCAAGACTTTAGGGATGCCTAACTCTTCCGCAACACGGCTGCGGTGACGACCTTCGTGACCTTGGACTTGAGCCAATGCTCTGCCTCTAGCTCTTTCTCTGATCACAGCCTCATCTGCTGGATTCATAGCAATCATCCGCAACTCATGCGGAGTCAGCTCTGGGCTAGTTGGCATCTCAACGACCAATCTTGCAGAATCATCAAGAGGATAGCCTTGTTCAATCAGTTCTCTGATTCCAGCTATCCTGTCAGCATAAGGAACTCCCTCTCTGAAAGACCTCTCTGATAGTGCTGTTGCAAGACTCCTCATATCTTTTGGGTTGATGAGAGCCATAGCAGAGTTAGCTGGATTCTCTGCTGCTTCTACTGCGATCTGCTCTAAGTACTCAGGTTTGTAGGCATAAAACTGCTGAGGAGCTTTGTCATACAGGTTCTGTAGTTTTTGTGCAGCTTCAGC